TGCGGCTTCACTTTCGATTAGCAAAAGTTGAGAATCTAAGTCCGCGATTTCTGATTCAGCTAATAACAACTGTGAATCCACTGCAACAACGGCCTCGGATACCAAATCTAACTCGGACTCGGCAGCGGTTAGCTCGGACTCTATACCAACCTGGTTGAGGTCTACGCCAAACAAACGTGCTAAAACTGTACCGTTTGTCACGCTTCTGTCTACTGTTTGTGCAGCTAAAGCTACTGTGTAACTGTCACTTGCAGCACCGAGGGCAAAGACACCATTCTGCGGTGCGAGATACGTAGCGTTAATCGTACAGCTTTCTTCCGTCCATACGAGTACGCCCTGTCCCCTACGATTAGGAACATAAATCTCTACAACTTTAGTTTCTCCATTAGCTACTATTTCTCCGTCGTAACCTTCTGTCAATACGCCAGCAAAATAGAGCAAATTAGCAGTTGCAGGACGTTCAACACGCCATATCCTGTACAAGCTCGCATCACTGGCTGTACCATAGTCCTGGTCGTAGCAAAAAGCATAGCCCTGATGTAACGTTACGCTTGAACCAGTACCGTTGTAAAACTCTACTTTCTTTTTTTCGGTCTTTTCAGACCGATTCTTATAAGTTACTTGACTCATTTAATTCTCCTGCGGGTTTACCGCATTAGCCTTTGCGGGGGTCGTGCCCCCGCTCGGCGTTATTAAAATTATTCACCAGGTATTGCCTTATGCAACACGAAACCGGCTCTACGTTTACTCTTTACCAGGTTGTTGTGACGACCATCAAGGAACACTGTAAACACAGTATGCTGTGTACGGTCGTTCATAGCCTCAGTCTCTTCCATCCAGCCATCAGCCAGAACAACAGGAATAAACTGGCTAAAATCAACACAGTATAACGGCGAATATGTTTCACCATTAAGCTGCGGAATCGGCACTACAGGAAGTCTGTTAATAGTAACAAGACCGCTATCGTCTACTCGTATATTACCAAGCAGTTCTTTACCTGTAATCCTGTCGTCACGTTTATCAGCTAAATCAGCCAGTGACACGGCTTCTTCAAAACCGCAATACCAGCGTTTAGCACCAGGATGCTTTCCTGACGGGTCGTTCAAAATCAGCGGAGCTTTGAACTGTGTATAGATAAACGCTTTACGAGCTTTCTTAAGCAGGTCATTGTTGAACGCGGTGTAAATATCTGCGTGGTTTCTCCAACGCTCCTCGGTATTTCCATCAATACCCGCACAAATAGTTCCGGTGGTTCCATCCTGATAACGAATAGTATATCCGTTAAATCCTGCCGTAGTAGCTCCTGCGTTCAACATATTGATGTAATACGGAACGCCATAAGGATACAACGCATCCGTTGCGTTAGTGGGGGTTTTCCAAAATCGCTCTTCGATGAGGTCGGCCAATGCCCACAAACCGTCTATACGTCTTTCCTTCATCAGCTTAATAAAACCTTCAGGGTCAGCTTTATTAGCTAAAATTTCGTGCCTATCCCACGAATAGTTTGTACCCAGGGTTGTCCAGGGCACAGTAATCGTGTGCATAGTATCGCCGACTGCTGGCTCGTCAGTATCATAAGGCTGACGATACCTTGCGTTACCCGTGTGGTTGAGCATAACTTTACGCTCAATATGTTTACCACCGTCGATAACCATACGCTCTTTTTGATAAATACGACAAGCCTCGTAGTCCTGATTTGTCCACTCTACCTCAAATTCGTTCTTAGGAAGATTGGGCAGCGTCAGTGTTATGAGGTCAGCCAATTGACTATTCGGTACTGCCATAATATTCTACCTCTTTTCTTGTTAATTTCCAAACGTAGCTTTTAAGGCTTCTCCTACCATACTCACAAGTTCAGTTTCGTTCTTAGGTTTGTCACCATCGCCGCTTGCTTTAGAACTTCCCCTGGGTTTAATAGTTAAGCCTTTTTCTCTATTTACTACTTTACTTTTAATCCTATTTACTACTATTCTGTCTCTTACTTTGTCGGTAATAGACAAATGGGCGAGGGTCAAGGCTTCGGCCACACCCATTTTACGCCCCTGCAACATCGCTCCAGACGCTATAGCATCAGCTAACTCGGCTACAGCTAAACGATTTGCGTGTTCTCCTGGCATCAACGAATCCTGCCACTGTTTGCCTTTAGGTACTGAGCCATAAAATTCTTTATACGGCTCTATTTCTTTTGACGTAAAGAAAGCGTCAATCTCAGTCATAACAGCAGCAACATCGTCCTTAGCTTCAACAGCGGGCCGTGACTCAATTTGTTTGAGCCTCGCGTCGTAACTCTTTATAGCAGCGTCTTGAGTCTTTAATATGCCAACAATAGGGTCATCAGCATACTCATCCTCAATCTTTTTAAGCTGCTCAGGAGTAAGACCAACTGACGTTGACTTAGTATCTGTAGCTACTTTGACTGGTTCTTCCGAGCTTTTCTTAGCCGCTCGTCCGGCTTGCGAGAAAACTTCAGAGATTCTTAACGTACTCTGGTATATGTTACCAAACGTTTTTAAAGCTTTGCCAGGTTCGGCCTCGAAAAATTCTTTAACGTCTTTTTCTGTCCATCCCTGATGAACCGCTGCCCTTACATACGCTTCTGGTAACTCTACTTCTCCTGTTTTCTCTTTATCGTCAGCATCTACGGTTTCACCTGCTGGTTTCTGATGGGGGTCAGCTACAGTAGTATCCTTAGAATCAACGGATGCATCTTTGTCATCATCCGGTTTAGACTCTTTATCTAAACCAGAATCATCGTCATCGTCGGATGTATCCTGTTCTGAGTCCACTACTTCGTCTGGCTCATCGTCATCCAGGGTAGGTTTAGCCCCAAATGTTTTCTCCATAGCCTCTTGGGCTAATTTTATTTCATCCTTTGTTACTTCTACGTTAGCTTTTTGTTCATCACGTTCTGCATACTCTCGTTCTTTTTCTTGAATCTCTGCCATACTTTACCCTTTCGTAAGTGGCCTCTAATGTTTAGAGGGGTCAGTTACTTAACTTTAACCCTTTTCCCCTTTGCTCTTATTTTCTGCGGTAGTTTAACACAACCACAATCGTTTAAGTACTTATCGTGTTGCTTGACACTTTCAAAAACTGGTCTATACTCATTGTCCAATTTTACGTCTGGAAATAATTTTCTATGCTCAGTAGCTTGGTCTGGATGTATAGCCATACTATCACTATGTATGGGATGCAGATATATCTTGTCTCCTACGTTAAAGGATTTTCTTGGAACAAAACCAGCAGACAAATCTCCGCCACAAAACATACAATTAGCTGTGTACACCATAGTAACGCCAGACCAATCGTAGTCTATGTCGAGTTCTACCTCGAACTCATTACCGCAGTCTCTACAATGAAACTTGTGCATTATTTACCCTTTTTACCAAATACTTTAGCCATTTGTTTAGCAGTTTGGGCCACAAGTGCAGAGCTATTATGAAATTCTATGTCTTTAATAGCAAAGTCATAGCTCACGTGATTCTTTTTTGTAGAATTATCTTCTCTATATCCTGTAAACTTTAGGGTAGCTGTAACTTCCACGTCCTTACCTATATCCTTTTTTGAGACAGGAAGTTCAACGTCGCTAAGATAGAGACTCGGATATTCGGGGCCAGATACAGAGTCTATTTTGTTCTTGCTTTTAGGGTACTTTAGGTTTATCTTACTCATTATTTGCCGCCTCTTAATCGTTTCATCATTTCATCGTCTATACCAGCGTTCTTCAACGCACTCTCTGTTTGCGTTGTACGCTTTGTCTTTGGTTTTTCAGGCTCATTAGCAGCCTTTTCTTTTTTGGCCTTAGCTTTATTAGCTGCTTTCATTTCTGCGGCACGCTCTTTAGAGATATATGTTTTCTCGCCTTTTAACAGTTCTTTAACTCCGCGTGTCAGTTTGTCTCCCCACGTCTCTTTCTTATTTTTTTTCTTCATAATAGTAGCAACCTCAGCGTTTTTTCTATTACTTTCTTTTAACGATTTTTCTACATCGGTCATACTTTTATTTTGTAGAGCCTTGTCCACGTCTCTATGTTTAACACCCATATTAAACCCCTGTCTTATTCGGTAATTTAGACTGTGCTATTCCGCCGCGTTCCTGTCTATCACTATTAACTTGTTGAGTTGCTGACTGTGTTTTTCCGACAGTACCAGGTTGACCGTTCTGCAATTGGCCTTCAACTGCACCCTTGCCCTGTGGCTGCGGCCCCATAAGCATCTGAAGTTCTATCTTTTTAGCATATTCAGGGTCGTTAAACCAGTCTGTAATCTCATCTAAAATTTCCATTTCGTCAGCTATTTGTAACGCTGCTGTCGGGATATTAAACGGTACACCCATTTGCATACACACTTGTGCTGATGTAGCAAGTCCAGGCAGTATCTTTATGCTAAATTCCTTTATACGCTCTGCCCTAATCGTAGGGTCAAGCCTTGTAAGCGACTTCGGCTTAATCCTAAAGAAATAATTTATAAAATCGCCTTCTACCTGCTCAGGCGTTAATACAACCTGCAAATCTTCCCCACCAGGCAATCGTTTCGTAAGCGGAAGCTCTATTAGCGGGTCATTGTGGATAAAGAACGCTTCCTTTTTTGAAATATCAGATGCACAGTCATACACCATATCTCGCATATCAGACAACCTTATTGTAGAATTTGTCTGGTTTATATCTGACTGTGTAGCTGAATTAGCGTCAGTTAATCCTGCCAACTGGTCTGGATTTCCAGCCATATCGTTAAACCAGGTACGCAACTGACCGGTTACTTCTGTATTTTTATTATTCTGCCCGCCAAAAGAAAATGTTTGTACTTTAGAAGGGTCAGTCATTGCGATAGCATCACCGTCTTGCGATTCAAGCAAATCCTGTGCCTCGTCTGCATTAGCAGGGTCGTAACCTATAACGTCTCTTTGGCGACACGCCTGGTCAAGCACCTTCTTAAATACTTTGTTAGCCATAACATGTAGGTCGTTCCATATTCCCACAGGGGCAATAGGGAACGGATTTCCAGGTACAGGCGGTGTAACAGATAAAAAGGTATACGGCCCATCATCGGGGCCATAATAATCTTGTATCTTTATAAACTCGTCTGAAGTAAACTCAACAGGGTCAGGTATAAGGAACACAGCACCAGCATCAGGAACATAAACTTCTATCGCGTTTACCATATCGTTAAGGTCGTACACAGACGACCTGTCGCGTATGCTCTGTGTTATATCCTCGGTCTTGTCGCCGTGTTTAGTTGATGCTGCGGGTAACTTAACCACAAGGTCGTGGTTGCAATATTTATCATTTAGTAATATGCTACGTGGTATTCGTACCCTGTTGGCATAAAAACTTGATTCATATATATCGTTGCATACCGCGTCTATAGCAAAATCATCCAGGTCTACGTGGGATGTATATATTTGGCCTGGGTCTACGTTAACATCTTCAATATTCAATAAGGTAGTAGACGCACATATACCGGTTTTAAATATGGTCAGCCCGAAGAAACAATCAACTATACCCTTACGCAACGTGTTTTTAAAATTCGTTTTCTCATGGGTATAATCGAGAGCAAGGCCGAGTATCTCGGCGTATTGTTTATATGGTGCTATGTTAGTAGTCACTTTACTGATGCCGTGACGCATAACAAGATTAGGGACAAACAAGGATATAGCGTTGAATATTAAATTTAGGGGTTCATCGCCAACGATACCGTAATGCTCTCGATAATATTTACCAACATACTGTTTGATAAACATAGCACGAGCCTTACGGAATCGTTTTACGCGGTTAAAACCGTATTCAATGCTTCTTTGTGCGTTTCTTGCTGTTATTTCTTTTGCCATCGTCTACCTAAAGTCGAAACCTACGTGTTTAAACTTTCTCTTTTTTCTTGCCATTTCAAGTCTGTATTCTGGATTTTTCCAGTTAGCTTCCGGCCCCTCGTGTTTAACCTTCATCACCTTAACGTTATCCAGTGTAAGGGCATCCGCTATTACCCTGTCTCCGTGAGTCTTTTTTGCTGATGCACTTTCTTCGACAAGGCTCGCGGGGCCAATACCGCCACTATCGTAATAGATGTATAGTTTAGCTTCTTCAAGTGCTTCTATTGACGGGTTTATATACCCGCCGTGTGCGAGAATCCTGTCATAATTATCGAGTAAGATACGCTTGGCATCTGGAGACGACTGCCAACCATATTTATTAGTCTCGCTCTCTACAGATTTTCCAACGGTTACAGTTTTATAATAATAAGGATACCTAAATCTTATTACTATATCTTTGCCAAACGACCATCCAGGGCCGTTCTTCTCCCATTTTAAAAATGGCAACCGCCTACCACCTACCCATATTGCCAGGGCACACACTATTCTCGCCATATCATAAGGCTCATAGTTAGCGTCGGCCCATTCCATCACCTTGTTGCCAGTTTCTATGCACCTTACCGACACTACAGAATTAGAAGCCCCTTGCCCTTTAGATATATCTATCCCAAATATGTACGTCTTAGTTTGGTCTGGTCTAAGCCCATTCAAGGGACACCACAATTTAAGACTGCCAGAGGCACTTCTTTTTGCTATAACCTTAGACACATCTGCTTTGCGTATAATGTTAGGAATAGCCTCGTCAGCAATATCCTTCTTAAACGAGATGTTAAACCTCATTCTTGGTTCTCTTCCGAATATGGCTATGTGCTTTTCGATATTAGACGGTACAAAAAACAAAGAACCGGACTTAATATCTTCCATATCAATTTCTTGTGCCATTTCTTGTGGCGACCGGCGTGCTACCTGTCTGTCATACCAGGGTGACCTTATTTTGTATACCTTTGTAACTTCGTCCTGTGCTACATAGCGTCCAGCACCTTTTTCTGGATGCTCCCACCAGGGTAGAACTACTACTTTTATCTGTCGAGAGCTTAGCCACTTAGCATATTCAGTACCAGGGCCAGCGGGCGTTGAGTTCACCCAACGACAGTTAGATACATCAGCGGTAGCCGACCGCATAGCTTGACCGTTTTCTACTTTAGCAAACTCGTCAAGAAGAATTATAAATCGGTCATCACCTGTACCGGCGTGTTTATTGGTTGACTCTCCGTCTATACACGAACTGGTTAGTTCATTAAACAGGTGCATCGCGGTTCTGTTACCACTGCGAGTTCCAGGCAAACAATTCGGGGGCCGCATCCAATCTTCCAGCCACTTGTTTATATAATCGTGGCGTTGAAACAATGCTTTCATATTTCCGGCTTTGTCTACCAAATCTTCCACACGAGACATTTCTAATATGCGCCGAGATTGTTTCGAGAACAACCAGAACCAGTGTATCAGAGCAAGACAACACCAAGACGCACCCATCTGTCTTGATTTGCGAATACCCAAATCATATTGTTCAATGGCTGACCTATAGAGTTGGTCAAGAGCATCGTCTTGAACGTCCCACGTTATCATAGGAACATCAGAATACTCTACAAGTTTAGCTTCACCTGTGTCCGCGTCAATATCTTTCTGGTGATATGTCCACACAAACGCGTTTATCCAGAATAGATACGACTCGGCACTTGCTGCCATCAGTTCATTTCTGAACCCCAAATCTTCTTTGGCACGTTTAAGCAGACCAGCTCGCCACGTTATATTCTCTTGCTCGTCTTTAGGTATAAGAATACCTGTTTGTGGGTCTTTCACATACCTATCCCTACGCGGAAAAGGTTCTTTAAGTTGTGGCCGTATAGAAAAATCCATTATTAAGTTTCTAAAGAGCTATCACTAAGCATACTGTTAATCCGGTCAACACCGGCTTTAGTAACTTTATCGCTTACTGTCGGTCTACCAGACTCGTCACCTGTCACAGCATTAGCTTTTCCTTCCATCCTGTCATATACCAACGTTATATAAGTAGGATTGGGATTAAACTTAACATCACGCTCTACAAGTTGCCCGCCTATTTTTTCTTGTACTTTTTCAGTATACCCAAGTGCGTGTTTCCATATTGTCCTGGCTAAAGCCTCAGCTTTTGTAGCCATTCTGTCACCTTTTTCAGGGTCAGCTATAAGTTCAGTCTCTTCGAGAGCTATCTTGTATATATACTGTGACAGTAGTCTACCGGCACGTACCTTAGCTCCGTGTGATGTATTTTCGTTAATAGGCATAAACAGTCCGAGCTAAAAATTTACGTATAGTTTCTATAGGTATAATCATAGACAGACCGGCCCCATTACCGCCCACCAGTATGCCTATTAGTTGTCCGTTCTCATCCGCTACAGGGCCACCAGAGTTACCAGGCCACACTGACACATCGCCTATGATTAACGGCAACTGTCCGAATATGTCTATTGTTACACCAGTGTTCGATACTGTGCCAATTGTTACCGTGTATGCGAGTTGTTCACCATACGGGCATCCGCATATATAAATAGGGCTTCCCACACAATAGTCAAACTCGGACAGTTTAAACGCTGTCTGATTAACATCGCCTACATAGATAACCCCAACATCTGCGTTTTCACAAACTTTATAAGCGTCGCTGTACACGCTTGTCCCGTCTCTAAAGTATATATTTAATCCATTAGAATCTTCGAGAACGTGCTTTGCAGTAAGTACCTTCCCATCACCTATGTAAACTCCTGAACCACTCCAGTCACCAGCGTCTATGTAGCAGGTAGACGATTGAAGCCTGTCAACTATAGCGTATACAGACAAATCAGCGGGGTATATAAATACAGGTTGCTGCTGTTCTATAACAGGAACCCGTAAGGACATACCCGCATATAACGTAACACAGGCTATCGCTGCTACAACCAACCAGTCTATAAGCTTATCGTGTACGAAGCTTTTTAAGTTTTTCCAACATTTCATAAAAAACCATCCTACAGTCGTTACACATATCTACTTGACCTATTTGCTCACCGTTTTGACGCATCGAAGCTAAGCAAATACCCGTTTGAGCGTCGTGACCTCGCCCGCATATATCGCATTTTAGTAATACTTTTAAAACAGCCATTAGGTATTGTCCAAAATTATCCCGTAACCCTTGCACTCTGACTTTTCTGAACTGAAATACACGACTCTTGTAGGGTCAGAATCGTCCACTTCGGGTATCGTGAGTTTTAGTCTGCCATTCGCGGGTATGATAAATTCTTTATTAGCCTCACTAAGTGTCGGCCCACTCACACCCATAAACAGCGGCCCTTCACCATTGCACGTAACACAGTACGTATCCCCGCACGACAATGCTACGCTGTACTCCGTCGCTGCTTCACTGGCGTGGAACGTTTTACCGCTACCAAGAACAGGGTACGCTGATTCAGGTACGCTTACTTCAAAGCCTTTATTGTCAAACATTATTTTAGCCCCAATATACTTGACTGTTGTATGATTATATGTTCACTGTCCACTTCAACCACGCCTATGTGACTTGAGAACATAACTACGTCGCCTATTTTAACAAGCAAATCAGTCTTTGTGACTATGCCATCGTTTACCACTCGACCGTCGCCTATAGCCTCTACGACTGCACTCATCAGTTTCATCTTTTTAGACTGACCCGGCAGTATAATCCCACCAGCGGTAACTTCGTCCGCGTTTTCTTTCAGGACTCTGACAAGCACGTTCTGTCCAAATAACTGTTTCATTAGTTCCCCCTTAACTCGTTACACCACCTACAGATACGTTACCGTTCGTAAGCAGTCGTATATTCCGCGTCCGGCCCAAGTCAGTGATATACACACTCATAACATCTATGCCCCAACCGCGAGCGTCCTCGCGTATACCTTTAAGCACGGTTTCCTCTATATCACGGACGTTCCTGCACGTCTCGTAATCCCTCTCGTTGATATATCGAGTGATTATACCCATCGCAAGCGTCTGAAGGGTCTGGTCGTAGTCCTGCACTCGCAGAATAGCCCACTCTGCGTTCTTGACGCGGTACTTTATGGCCCCCGACACTGCCAGGTCTGTGCCGTCCCGTGTCGCGACACTCTGACAACGCACATCTTTTATCTGCTGCACTACGATTACTGACTGCATTTCCTGTATAAGGGGCCAATAAACGTATATTCCTGGGTTTAGAGACCTAACACGCTTACCACAAGTAGTTCTTACGCCGCCCTCATTGGGCTGAACAAGCCATACTCGCGGCACAAAGGCCAAGATTTTATCCAGAAATTGTGTTAGCCAGTCCATTTATTCCAATTTTCTTCCGGTTATTGGATTACTACGACTTTTTACGGCCCTCTATAATAAGGGTAGTTTACGGATTCTGTATAAAATAAATATATGCATAACTCCTTTGTATGTAATGGGTTAGGCTATGTAGAAATAATTATATTAATTATAACTATTTTGCATAGACCCTAAAAATATGTGACGATTTTTGCTATGAAGGGGTGGCGGGGAGTCCCATAACCTAAAAGTAAAGGGTCACACCCCCTACCTTCCAAAAAGCGGACGCAAATGTTGTATCTATCTGTTAGGTAAAGAGTTAATGCAATTGGACACTTGGTTTGCTGAACTTTTGCATCAACTGTCTACGATGATGGTAGACACTGTAAGTCATTGTGGTTGCTGGGGATACCACGATAATCAGGCCTAAACTGTCTATGATGATACCTGCACCGTAGACACGGTAACTATCTGCTCATAAAAGGACTTATCTCATTTTAGCCGTTTTTCGTCTATCAAAATTCCTATTTGTAACTCATATAATTATTTCATTATATTTATACTATAAGTTTTACTTATATATACCTCTACATATTCTCTATCGCATAGGTTATCCCCCAGTGACATACTGTTTACACTATATTATACACTTAACTCATTATCTCATAAAGGTTTACTGCGTCTACCATACTGCCATTTATCATAGACAGCAAAACAGCGATTATTGCTCTAACCTCTTACCTGCCAATACTTTACCGCGTCTACCGTCACCATAGACAATCATAGACAGCCGTAGACAGTAGATACACAGTCCTATAAAGGTAATATAAGAAAACTTTAACCAAAATCAACAATTTACTAATTATGTACTTGACATTAGCCGATATGACTGTATACTTATGGTAGAGAACAAGTTAACAATGACTAAAATGATTAAAGGGTGACAAAATGATTATAGCAAAAGTATTAGGTGTTGAAGTAGTTTGGTATAAGCTAACAAGCGAATGGGGTTTGCACCTATATAAAAGCGGGGGTATAAACCTCGGACATTTGGCGATTGAATGGGGTAATGAGTATTAAAGGGTAATATCGTGTTAGGTGAAGGTTTACAATTTAGTGATGCAGGACGCGGGCAGAGCAAATACCCGTTTGAACGCAACGATTGTACCGTTCGAGCCTATGCCTTAGCCGCTGGCCTTAGCTATGACGATGCCCACAATTTATTCCAGAGCTTTGGCCGTAAATCCGGTGGACGGTGTTCCTTCGAGAGTTTTATGCAAGCACGCGAACCCGACATTAAGCCTGAACAATTTTGTAGGCCGCGACCACGTGTAAAAACGCTATTGAAAAAGCGTATATTGAAAAACGCTGTTATTCGTATAAGCGGACACGTTTTTTGTGTTAAGAATAACATAATTCTGGATACTTGTGATTGTAGGAACTGTGTTGTTTTGCAGGTTTGGGAATTTAATTAAAGTAATACTTGACAAGCCATAAAAATAGTGTATACTATACAGGGTGAAACAATGAGAATGAACTTATTACAATACGAACGCAAAGCAATATGGGCCAAAGTGAAAGCCCACAATGAAACAATCTGGCAAGGCGTAAAGGAGTACTATATGTACTGGCAAGCACTGCACGAAAGACATTGGCCGGAGTTTAGACGATTGTTAGTGCTAACATTTTGGGTTTATGTGGCGATGTTATAGAAGGGGACTGATTATGCACGCCGAAATATGTATAGCCTGTTATATCGTGTTTGTCCTGATATTAGCATATCACAATTTATGAAGGAATAAAATATGAAAAATATACTCGTGCAGTATCAAGGCGGTGGATATTCCGGCTGTGTTTGGGAATGGAACTTCGCATATTTTGATAACGACGGAAAATTTTACGATGTATATAGCAGCGGTAGTATGGGCTGTGAAACGGCTGAACAATTAAAGTCTTGTACTGGTAAAAAGTATCGTATAAGAATGACAGGGAAAAACGCGTTTAGAAAAATCTGCAAGGAACTTCATATACACTTAGCGATAATGCTGGTTAACTGGTTTACAGAGAATTATCCTGAATTACAACCACACTTTATTTGCGAAGATTGTAACTGTGAAAGCAGTTATTCGATAGGTGAAGGTTTTGGTTTTGGTTTTGACGAACATCTCTTATGCGAACAATGTAATTTTGAGCATTACTGTTCGTATTGTGGGGGCTATGAAGAAAAACTTTTGCACACCGTCGGCGATATTCTGAAAATATGGGACGTGCCTGTTAAAATTGCACAATCTATACAGGATAGTTACGGGCCTATGTGCTATTTTTGTGCAGAAGAACTTTTGACACGCGAAATAGACGAAGCAATAGAAGCGACAAAAGCATAAGCGAATTTGTGAGACGGAGCATAACGTATGCAGGCGTTTATAGAGCAAGACGGTACTGTTAAGACGTTCACTATTCCGCACTACGTCTATACGAAATACTTTTATAAACAAACGCTGGCTAAGGCCATAAAAGATAAAGTGCGGGTTTTGTCCTATGCCGATACTATATGTTTTGAACAGGTGAAACGTCCGAATAGCAAGCAAATATCCAGTATGAACGAATTACTGAAAGATAGCCAATACTATCGTATGGTCACGGCGTTTGAACGTAGGGAGCAAGAACGAACAGGGTATCGACCAATTAGAAGGGTAAAAATATCTTGAATAATTTTTAAAATTTTACTTGCATACTGCGATTTTTAGTATATACTTATAGTAGATGAGGGCTAAAATATGGACGAATTGGACAAACAGGCAGAACGAGAAGGCAAGGCAATACGAACAATGCAAGGGTATACAAAGCCTAAGCGTAAACGTAAAATAGTAAACGGTCACGTTGAATTACGGAGATAAACGATGTGCTGAAATAAACCGAGCGTTAGGTATGGTCATTGCAAGTGATGTTAGGAAACAAGAGAAAGGGTAAAAGATGAGAGTAAACGGTTATGAGATAAAGGCAGGTGCAGACTTGCGACGTGCAGACCTGCAAGGCGCAGACCTGCAAGGCGCAGACCTGCAAGGTGCAAACCTGCAAGGTGCAGACCTGCAAGGCGCAAAACTGCAAGATGCAAACCTGCGACGTGCAGACCTGCGACGTGCAGACCTGCGACGTGCAGACCTGCAAGGTGCAAACCTGCAAGGTGCAGACCTGCAAGGCGCAAAACTGCAAGATGCAAACCTGCGACGTGCAGACCTTGACTTTTCGTGCTGGCCGTTGTGGTGCGGTAGTTTAGACGTTGAACTTGATATTAGACAAAAAAGACAATTGTTGTACCATTTGTTATCGGTAGCTCCGGAGTTTAAAACGT